GGGTACCCTAGCGGCCGCCGCCGCGCAGCGTCCCGCCGCAGCGCTCACCGGGACGGGTGCCCTGACCGGCGCGGTGGTCCTCGAGCCCGCCGCAGCGCTCACCGGTGCAGGTGCGCTCGCCGCCGCCGGAGTTCAGCAGCCCGCTGCGGCGCTGGCCGGGACCGGGACGCTCACCGCAGCCGTCACTACCGGACCCAGCGCCTCGCTGGCCGGCACAGGGGTCATCACCGCAGCGGTCACCACCTCGGCAACCGCAGCGCTCACCGGGACCGGGTCGGTCACCACCAGCGCGGTCCTCGCCGGCGCCGCCGCTCTCGCTGGCGCGGGGACGCTGACCGCCGCGGTCGTCCTGCAGCCCGCCGCGACGCTGACCGGGGCAGGGACGTTCACCGCAGGTGCGGTCGCAGCCGCCGCGGCCGTTCTCACCGGTACCGGCACCGTCACTACCGCCGGCACCCTGCAGCCGGGCGCGCCGCTCGCCGGCGCCGGGACCCTGACCGCCGCCGCTGTCCTGCAGCCGGGCGCGGCCCTGACCGGGTCGGGTGCGCTGACCGCCGCCGGGGGCGTGCCCGGCGCGGCTGGCCTGTCCGGCGCCGGGTCGCTGGCCGCCGCCGCGACCCTGCAGCAGCCGGCGTCTCTGACCGGTACGGGTGTCCTGACGGCGGCTGTCACCCTGCAGCCCGCCGCCGCCCTGGCCGGCGCCGGGACCCTGACCGCCGCGGCCGCGCAGAAACCCGCCGTGGCTCTGGCCGGCGGGGGGACCCTGACCGGGACGGTGGTCCAGCAGCCGGGCGTCACCTTGACGGGCGCCGGGTCGTTCGCGGCTGCCGCAGTGCAGCAGCCCGCCGTGACGCTGGCCGGGACCGGTGTGCTGACCACGGCGGTTGTCCTGATGGTCCCCGCCGCGGCGGTCCTGGCAGGCGCGGGGATCCTGACCGCAGCCGCCGGGCAGCAGCCCGCCGTGACGCTGGCCGGCGCGGGGACCCTGGGCGCCGCGGTCACCGCGCAGCCCGCCGCGGTGCTGGTCGGCGCCGGGACGCTCACTAGCACCGTTGCTGGCATCCAGCCTGCCGCGGCTGCCCTGGCCGGCGCGGGTGCGGTGGCCGCAGCGGTCCTCCAGCAGCCAGGCGCGGCGCTGGCCGGCGCAGGTGCCCTTGCCGCCGGAGCGGTACTCGCCGGCGCTGCGGCGCTGGCCGGTTCGGGTGTTCTGACCGCCGGAGCGGTAGCTGCGGGTGGCGCTGCGCTGGCCGGGGCCGGTACCGCCTCGGCGGTCACAGCCTTGCAGCCCGCCGCGGTCCTGACCGGGACTGGCGCGCTGACCACCGCCGGGGGCGTCCCCGGCGCGGCTGGCCTGGGCGGGTCCGGGACGCTGACCGTGACGGTGGCCGTTCAGCCCGCCGCCGTCCTGACGGGCACCGGGACGCTCACCGGCGGGCCGGTCCTCGCCGCCGCCGCCGCGCTTGCCGGGACCGGGACACTCACCGTTGCGGTGACCCTGGTCCCTGCCATCTCGCTCACCGGGGCGGGGACGCTCACCGTTACGGTGGTCCTGGCCCCCACTGCAATCCTCGCCGGCGCGGGGACGCTGACCGCAGCCGCCGGGCAGCAGCCGGCCCCGGCGCTGGCCGGCGCCGGGACGCTGACCACGGCGGTGGCCCTCGAGCCGGCCGTGACCCTGGCCGGCGCGGGGACCCTGACCGCAGCCGCAGCGTGGCCCGCCGCCGCGTCGCTGGCCGGGGCAGGGACGCTGGCCACCGCGATCACCCTGCTGCCCGCCGTTACGACGCTGGCCGGGACCGGCACGCTGACCGCAGCACCCGGGCAGCAGCCGGCTACGCCTCTGTCCGGGTCGGGGACGCTGACCGCCTCTGCGGCGGGGATGCAGCCTGGCGCCGCAGCGCTGGCCGGCGCGGGAACCGTCACCGCCGCGGCCGTGCAACTACCTGCCGTGCCCCTGGCCGGCACCGGGACCCTGACCGGCGGACCCGTCCTTACCGCCGCCGCTGCGCTTACCGGAACGGGGACCCTGACGGCGGCGGGAACCCAGCGGCCGGGCGCAGCGCTCACCGGCACCGGCGCGCTGGCCAGCGCGATCACGCTGCAGCCCGCCGCGGTCCTGGCCGGCGCCGGGACCCTGACCGCCGCCCAGCAGCCAGGTGCGGCGCTGGCCGGCGCGGGGACGCTGACCGCAGCGGTCACCGGACAGCCGGCTGTGGCGCTGGCCGGGACCGGTGCCCTCACCGGCGCGGCGGGGATACAACCAGCCGTCACCCTGGCCGGCACCGGGATCCCGGCCGTCGGCGCGGTCCTGTCCGCCGCCGCCATCCTCACCGGGACCGGGGCGTTCACCGCCGCCCCCGGATGGCCCGCCACCGCGGTGCTCACCGGGACCGGGGCGTTCACCGCCGCGGTCAGCGGCGCAGCCGCCACCCTGGCCGGCACCGGGACGCTGACCACGACGGTAACCCTGGCGCCCGCCGCCGTCCTGGCCGGGACCGGGACGCTGACCGCAGGAGTCACCGGTGCGCCCGCCGTCCCGCTGGCCGGCACCGGGATCCTGACCGCCGCCGCCGTCCAGCAGCCCACGGCCGCGCTGGCCGGCACGGGGACGTTCACCAGCGCGGCGGTCCTCGGCCTGACCGCGCCCCTGGCCGGGACGGGGACCCTGACCGCCGCCGTGGCGTGGCCCGCCGCCGCGTCGCTGGCCGGCACCGGGACGCTCACCGCCGGGACGGCCCAGCAGCCCGTGACAGCGCTGACCGGGACCGGGACGCTGACCGCCGCGACTACGAGCGCCGTCACCGTGACCCTGGCCGGCGCCGGGACCCTGACCGCCGCGGCGGTCAGCAAGCCCGCCGCCGCCCTCACCGGGTCCGGGGCCCTGGCCGCCGCAGTCACCGCGCAGCCCGCCGCGGCGCTGGCCGGGACCGGGTCTCTGGCCGGCGCCGTGACCGTCCAGCCCGCCGCTGCGCTCACCGGGACCGGGGCCCTGGGCGCAGCCGGGGTCCTCGCCGGCGCCGCGGCCCTGACCGGCGCAGGCGCGCTGAACGCGGCGGTCACCGGGCAGCCGGCGGCGGGGCTCGCCGGCGCGGGCGCCCTGACCGCAAGCCTCACCTGGACCGCCGCCGCGCCGCTCACCGGGACCGGGACGCTCACCGTCGCGCCGTCCTGGGCTGGCACGGCCGCGCTCACCGGGACCGGGGCACTCACCGGCGCGGCCACCCAGCAGCCCGTGACAGCGCTGACCGGGACAGGCACGCTGACCGCCGCCGCCGCCCAGCAGCCCGCCGCGGCGCTGGCCGGCGCCGGGACCCTGGCCGGCGCGGTCACCTGGCCCGCCGCCGCCGCGCTGGCCGGCGCCGGGACCCTGACCGCCGCCGCCGCCCAGCAGCCAGGTGCGGCGCTGGCCGGCACCGGGACGCTGACCGCCACGACCGCGCCCGCCGCCGCCGCTGCGCTGGCCGGGACAGGCACGTTCACCGCCGCGACGGCCTCCGGCGCCGCAGCCCAGCTCGCCGGCGCCGGGACGCTGACCGCCGCGGTGGCCTGGCCCGCCGCCGCCGCGCTGGCCGGCACCGGGACGCTGACCGCCACGACCGGGCAGGGGACACCGGCGGCGCTGACCGGGACCGGCGCGCTCACCGCAGCGGCCAGCCAGGAACCCGGAACGTCTCTCGCCGGAGCGGGAACCCTCACCGCCGCCAGCGTCCAGCAGCCCGCCGTGACGCTCGCCGGGACCGGGACGCTGACCGCCGCGGCGGTCCAGCAGCCCGCCGCGGCCCTGGCCGGAGCGGGGACCCTCACCGCCGCCCCCGGATGGCCTGCCGCCGCGCATCTCACCGGGACCGGGACGCTGACCGCCGCGGTCACCGCGCAGCCCACCGCAGCGCTCGCCGGGACCGGCACCGCGACGCCGGCGGGGGACCTCACGGGTATCGCCGGGCTGGCCGGGTCCGGGGTTCTCACCTCACCGCAGACACAACTGCCCGGCGTGACGCTCACCGGCACGGGCACGGCCGCCGCCGCCGGCGCGGCGGCGGGCGGCGCGGCCCTGGCCGGCGCCGGGACGTTCACCGCCGCAGTCACTTCGCAGCCAGGCGCGGCCCTGGCCGGGCAGGGGCAGCTGACCGCCGGGACGGTGACCAGGCCAGCGGCGGGCCTGGCAGGTACCGGCGGACTGTCCGCCGGAATGACCACCGGACCTGGTGCCCCGCTAGCGGGGACCGGGACGATCACCGTGACGGCGAGCTACGTCGCCGCGTTCCTGCACGGCGGCGGGACGCTGACCGCCGCCGCGGTCCTCGCCGGCGCCGACGTGCTGGCCGGCGCCGGGACGTTCACCGCCGCCAGCGTCACGCTGACCGGGACAGCGCTCACCGGGCTCGGGCAGCTCGCCGCGACGGCCGCGTTCGAAGCCGCCGCCGTGCTCGCCGGGATAGGCGCCGCCGACGGCGGCGCGCCTGTCGCCGCACCGCTTCCCGTCTCCGCCGCCGGTTTCGCCGCCGTCGCCGCGCAGGCCACCGGGATAGCCACAGCCGCCGGCACCAGCGCCTACTGACCCGCCAGGGAGATCACCATGACACGCGTGCTGCTCACAGGAGCCGGCGGATTCGCCGGCAGCCACTGCCTGGAACATCTCCTGGCTGTCACCAGCTGGGATGTGGTGGCGACCGACTCGTTCCGCCACAAAGGCAAAACCGACCGGATCACCGAGGTCCTCGACAGCCACGACGGGTGGCGGGCCCGGGCCACCGTCATCACCCACGACCTGACCGCGCCGGTCACCGCGCAGACCGCCGCGAAAATCGGCCCGGTCGACTACCTCATCGCCTACGCCGCCGAATCCCACGTCGACCGGTCCATCACCGACCCGGTCCCGTTCATCACCAACAACGTCCAGGTCACCCTGTCCACCCTGGAATACGCCCGCGCGGCCCGCCCCCGCGCCGTGATCCTGATCTCCACCGACGAGGTGTACGGCCCTGAGGTCGCAGGGTTCCCCCACGGGGAATGGGCGCCGATCCTCCCGTCGAACCCATATTGTCTCAGTATGGGAACGGACGTAATTACTCGCAGAGGTTTGGTTCCGATCGAGGATTTCAGCATCACGCAGCACCGGACACTGAGCCGGGATGGTGCCACCTCAGGCGTCCCCGACGGGCTGGCCCGGCGTACCTGGCAGTTCCCGCACACTGGCGAGATGCTGCACATCCGGACACGGGAAGGCCGGGAGGAAATCACCTGCACGGAGGAGCACAAGTTCTTCGCCCGGGTCACCTCACATGGCAGCGGCGGCACGAAGATGGTCGAGCGGCGAGCAGCGGATCTCAGCGTCGGGGACCGGGTATGCATCACCCGCAAACTGCCGTTCCCCCAGGACGTCCTGGAACCCGAACCGGAGTACGCGCGGCTGCTCGGTTACTGGATGGCAGATGGCTCCTACTCAGAGAAGCGGTGCCGGTACGTCCGCCTGGCTGACCAGGACCGCAGCATGATCGATTTTTACCGGGCTCAGGCGCAGGCTGTGTGCGGCGTAGCCCCGAAGTCGAAGACGGGTGCTTTCGGGCACGTCTACAAGCACGGCACCAAGAACTGCTGGTACCTCCAGTTCGCCAGTGAACGCCTGCGTGACCGGATCGACCTCAGCGACCGGATGAACGTCATCGAGCAGGCGATGAACTTCGGCCCGAAGGCGCTCGGCCAGTTCGTGGCCGGCTGGATCGACGGAGACGGCTCAATCGCCCGCGAGAAAGACATTGTCAAGAGAGCGGAGATCAGCTGCAGCGACCCGCGGTTGCGCCGGCAACTGAAGTTCCTGCTTCGCAGGCTCGGCGTGATAGCTGTTAACGACAGCGACTGGGACCGCGTGGCCATCCATGACGCCCGGTCGCTGATGGCGCTGTTCGAGGCTGCGCCGACACGTAAATGGCCGTCAGATTCAGACTTCCGTACACCGCAGCGCAAGCCAGGCCGCGCGCAGAACTGGATGTGGGCACGGATCGAGCGGATCGATCGTGTTCCCTCCGACGGCAAGGTCTACGACCTGGAAATCGGCAAGTACCACAACTACCTTGCCTCCTACTTCCTGGTGCACAACTCGGCAAGCAAGGCAGCAACCGAGGCAATTGGCGTATCCTATTGGCGTACCTACGGCGTACCCATAATCATCGTGAACTCGATGAACATGTTCGGGGAACGTGCCTCCTCGGAGAAGTTCGTGCCTAAGGTGATCGGCCAGTGCCTGGCCGGGGAGACGGTCACCATCCACGGCCGGCCTGGTGATATCGGCTCCCGCCACTGGCTGCACGCCAGGAACCTCGCGGACGGGGTGCTGTTCCTGCTGCGGTACGCGCCGCCCGCGATGTTCCCCGCCCACGCTCCGGCCGGCGTGGCCACCGCGGGGCGGCCCGACCGGTACAACGTCGCGGCGCCGGACCGGGTCGACAACCTGACCCTCGCCCGGATGATCGCCGACGCCGCCGGATGCGAACTGCGTTACCGGCTCGAGGACTTCCACCGCGCCCGGCCCGGACACGACGCGCACTACGGGCTGGACCCCGGCAAGATCCGCGCGCTGGGCTGGAAACCTCCCGTCCCGTTCGAGCCGTCCCTCATCCAGACCGTCACCTGGACCCTCGCGCACCCTGAATGGCTCGACGAGTAAACCGCCGCGACCGCGGCGGGCCCGTACGGCTAGCAGGAAGGGACCCGCCGTGACCACGCCGATTATGCCGGTGCTGTGGCAAGGCGCCAGCCAGCTCGTCGTCCTGTCCAACACCTTCGAGGTCGCCGGGATACCCACCGACCCGGGGTCGGTGTCCTGCACGGTCACCGACCCGAACGGCAACGCGACCACCTACACCTTCAACGGCCCGTCACCGACCGACATCATCCTGCGGACCGGGGTCGGCGCGTACCAGGCCGAAGTGCCGTGCGTCACCGGGCCCGGCACCGCCAGCTACGGCATCTTCGCGTACGCGTGGGTCGGGACCGGCGCCGCGTCCGCGGTGGTCCCCGGCACGTTCACCGTCAACCCGCTGAACCTGTGGCAGCACTACACCACCACCGAGGAGATGAAAGACCGGCTGCAGATCACCGACACCGCCGCGGACGCGACCCTGACCCGGGTCGTCCGCGCGGCGTCCAGGAAAATCGAAGCGCACTGCGGGCGGCATTTCTACCAGATGAACGACGTCCGGACCTACCCGCCGTACTCCATCGTCGAGCAGCCCCTCGACGACATCGTGTACGTCACCTCCTTCGCCGTCGACCAGGTCGGCAACGGGGTGTTCTCCAGCATCTGGGTGCAGGGCACCGACTATGAGCTCGCCGTCGGGATGTACGACTTCAACCAGCTGTCGACCGGTGAGCCGCGGCCGTTCACCCTCGCCCGGGTGATCAACGCGGCGGGCGGCGGGCAGTTCTTCCCGTTCACGTGGCCGTTCTCCAGGATGGACCGGATCCAGGTGACCGGGGTTTTCGGGTGGCCGCAGGTCCCCGACGCGGTCCGCGAGGCGGCGGTGGAGATCGCGTCGGACCTGTACAAGACCAAAGACGCGCCGTTCGGGATCGCCGGGGTCAACCCCGGCGGCGGCGGCGACGCGTTCGACTTCGGGACCGCCCGGGTGTCGAAGGTATCCCCGATCGCCGCGGGGCTGCTCCGCCCGTACCGCCGCAGCCTGACCCGCGTGGGTATCTGACGGTGCCCCGGCCGGAGGGAACGTGAGGTCCCGCTGGCTGACCCTCCCGGTGCTCGCGGCGGGGGTAGCGATCGGCTGGCTTATGGGGACGCACCCTTACGGCGACCGGTTCGCTCTCGGGATCTGGCCCGTGCCCGCCGGCACGCCCTGGACCTACCAGCTCGAAAGCGGTTTTATCCCGGCGCTGACCGTCCTGGGCCTTCTCGGGTCGGTCGCGGGCCTGTACCACCTCCACTCCTGCCATCAGGACCGGTGCTGGCGGGTCGGCCGGCACAAGGTCGACGGGACACCGTGGTGCAACCGGCACCACGAAAAAGCCCGCCACGGGGTCCGGGTGGTGCCGCTCGAGGAGAAAATCGGCGAGCTCGTCGAACTGCTCCTCGCCGACCGCAAGCAGAAACCGCCGTGACCCACCGGCGGCTCGCGCTGCTGACCGTCCTGACGGCCATGGCCCTGGACGCCGTGTTCGGGATCGCGTTCGGGTTCGTGGATCATGTCGGGCCCGCGACCGGTCTCTACTTCGCTACCACAACAGCGACAACTGTGGGTTACGGCGACATCCTGCCGCGCGGCTGGCTCCCGCATCTCCTCGCGGTGCTGATCATGCTGACCGTCGTGCCGCTGTTCGCGGCGACGTTCTCGCTGTTCACCTCCGCGCTGGGCAGCGTGCACCTGACCGCCGCGGAACGGCGGCTGAACAGCCGGATCGACGCGCACCACGCCGCGCTCCGCACCCACTTCGGGATACCCCCGCCCGGCGGGGTGCCTGCAGACACAGCAGAGACGGGACAGCCGGGACAGCGGGGGGAAGGCGGAACGCCATGAGCGGCCTGTACCAGCAGACCCCGCACCCGCACGTCGCGGCACGCAAGGAAGCCGGGCCGGTCACCGTAGCCGGCGTCCGGTCCGGCGGGACCATCGTCACCCGGATCAACACCCGCGCCGCCGTGATCGTGACACGGGCCGTCGGGACCATGTACGCCGCTTACCTCTTCGCGCTGCTCGCGTTCTACGGGCTGCCGGCCGCCGTCAAAGCCGGGCCGTCCGGGCTGGTGCTGTGGGTATCGAGCGAGTTCCTGCAACTGGTGCTGCTGCCCATCATCATCGTGGGCGCCGCGGTCCTGGCCGAGGTCACCGACCGGCTCGCCAGACGGCAGTTCGACGACGTCGAAGCGATCCTGCACGGCCAGAACGAGCAAGCCGCGCACCTCGCCGCGCAAGACGAGAAGATCCTGGACATCTTGTCCCGGCTGGACATCCACACCCAGGGCGGCCTGAAAGACATCCTCGACGCGATCGACGGCCTCCGCCCGGCGGCGCCCGATGGCTGACCTGAGCGCGATCCGGGTGGCGCTCGCCGCCGTGATCACCGGGGTCGGGCCGCCCGGCCAGGGCTGCCGCTGCTCTCCGACGTACCTGTCGACCGTCAACCCGCCCGCCGCGGTGATCACCTTGCAGCCCGGCCTGAACTTCGCCCCGCAGACCTTCGAGGGGTCCGCGCAGTACATGCTCCGGGTCACGCTGCTCGCCTCGATCGGGTCGGACTCCTCCGCCGACGCGCTGCTCTCCACGTGGCTGTCGGTCCGGGGCAGCCCGCAGACCTCGATCCTGTCGGCGCTGGCCGCGAACCCGAACCTGTCCGGCGCCTGTGACTGGGCCGTCGTCCAGTCGGTCCACGGCTACGGGTGGATCGACTGGGCCGGGATCCAGTACCTCGGCGCGAACCTGGCCATCCAGGTAGGGGCGACCTAGCCGCCGTAAGACAAGAGATGAGGTCCGGGTGCCGGATGTTAAACGTGTGCTGATCGTTCATCCTGGGCCTGAATTTTCGGTTCAGGACGTGTACGCCGGATGGGCTGAAGCGCTCACCGCGCTCGGGCTCCGCGTCGAGCATTACAACCTCAACGACCGGCTGCTGTTCTACTCCAGCGCATGCCTGGCCACCGGCGAAACCGACAGCCAGGGACGGATGGAATTCAAGCGGGCGATGCCCGAACGCGACGAGGCCATCGCCGCAGCCGCGAACGGGGTCCTGTCCACCGCGTACCAGTTCTGGCCCGACCTCGTCCTGATCATCATGGGACAGCTGCTCCCCGCGCACCTCCTCGAGGTAATGCGCGACCGCGGCCACAAGATCGCCATCCTGCACACCGAGTCCCCCTACCAGGACGAGGAACAGCTCCGCAAAGCCCAGTGGGCGTCGCTGAACCTGCTCAACGACCCCGTCAACATCGACACGTACCGGGCACTGGGGATCCCCGCCGGGTACATGCCGCACGCCTACCGGCCCGGCATCCACAACACCGGACCCGGCGCCGACGAGCTCACCTCCGACTTCGCGTTCGTCGGGACCGGGTTCCCGTCCCGGATCGAGTTCTTCGAGAAACTCCACGCCGCCGGCGGGTTCGACGGCCTCGACATCGCGCTGGCCGGGAACTGGCTCGGCCTCGCCGACGACTCCCCCCTCCGGCCGCTGCTATCCCACGACATCGACTCCTGCATCGACAACGAGCTCACCGCCCGGATCTACCGCGCGTCCCGCCTCGGCCTGAACATGTACCGCCGCGAAGCCGAAGACGCCCACCGCGGGGAAGGCTGGGCCCTCGGACCCCGCGAAGTGGAAATGGCCGCATCCGGCCTGCCCTTCCTGCGCGATTCCCGCGGGGAGTCCGATGAGGTGTTCCCCATGCTCCCGGTCTACGACGGACCGGAAGACGCCGCCGCTCTGCTGCGGTGGTGGCTCAGCCATGACGAGAAACGGCAGGATGCCGCCCGCGCCGCACGCGCAGCGATCCGTGACCGGACCTTCGACACCAACGCCCGGAGCCTCCTGGCGCTAGTCGACAAGCTGTAACCCTTAGTTAAGGAGTAGTGACGGACTGTGCGCATCCATGGCCGGAACGGAATTGTCTATGTCGGGGTCGCGTCGGGCGCTGCCGCGTCCCCCGTGGCGTACCTGTCAACCTGGTCGATCAACTTCGCGGTCGACCAGCCTGAAGTCACCGCGATGGGTGACGCGAACAAGCTGTACGTCGCCGGTCTCCCCGACGCGTCGGGGGACTTCGGCGGGTTCTACGACGACTCGTCGCGGCAGCTGTACACCGCCGCGCGTGACGGCGTGGCCCGCCCGTTCTACCTGTACCCGGACCTGGTGCTGGACCCGAACCAGTACTGGTTCGGGAACATCCTCCCCGACTTCAGCATCACCGGCGGGGTCTCCGCCGCCGTCGCGATCAAGTCCAGCTGGAAGGCCGCGTCGCAGATCCTGAAGTACGACACCACCGGCTACGCGTAAACCATGCGGCAGGAAGCACCCGATCCGGAGGCGCTGCACGACCTGGTGGGCCGGCTGGAATACCGCCGCGGCTGGTCGTTCGCCCTGGCCGATATCGACCGCGGCCAGGGCAGCGCCGGCCTGACCCTGATGATCACCATCCGGACGGTGGACAGCTACGACCAGGACAAGCCGATCAGCGTCGCGCACTACATGCCGGTCCCGCCCGCCGCGTACGACGCGCGGTCCTGGCAGCGGTGGCTGTTCGACCAGTGTCTCCTCGTCGAACGGCACGAGGCGATGGAGTACTTCACCGTCCACGCCGCCCCGGGCAGCGAGGAGTCCGTCAAGCCTTTCGCGCCCAACCACGGGCCTGGCCGGGATCCTTATACCGTCCATGAGCTGGGCACGGACCTGGACCGGCGGACGTCGTTCACCGGGGCGGTGAACCCGCCGTGATCGGCCGCCGGGTCGCCTCGCTCGCGGAGGTCGAGCGGCCCGGCGACTACTTCGGGCCGGTCATCGGGTACACCGGGGACCTGCCGGCGGTGTTTTTCCTGAAGCCGAACGCCCGTGACCCCGGCGTCCCGGCGCGGTCCCGCAGCGTCCAGCATGTGTGCTGCCCGCCGCATGTGTTCCGGGAATGCCCGGACGGGTCGCTGGAGATCCGCGCGTCGATCAGCTCCCGGCTCCGCGGTGACACGACCGGTGTCAGCGACGACGGGTGGCACGGGTTCCTTGACGAGGGGCATTCCTGGCGGCTCGCGTAGGCGCCGTTTCCGCACGACCCGACAAGTGAGAAGGGAACCTCACCATGCCGAAGCCACCGCGCCGGCCGTTCCGCGCCGGCCACACCGGCCACACCGGGAAGGCCGCCGCCGTCCCGGACCTGGCGGGACCCGTCGTGCTCCTCGCCGATGTGTCAGAGTTCCAGCCGGATGTGGCCGACGCGGCGTACCTGGCGTGGTCCAAGGCGATCGTGATCCGGGCGCTGTACGGGACGGTCACCGACAAGGCGTGGTACGGCGGCGGTCGCCGCGCTGCGCTGCACGCCGGCGGCGCGCGGTTCACCGGGATCTACGCCTACATCACCGCCGGCGAGAACGCGGCCGTGCAGGCCCGCGCCCTGGTCGCGCTGCTCCGCCGGCTCGAGCCGGGCGAGAAGATCTTCGCGGACATCGAGGAAGGCGCCGGGAACCAGCAGGCCCGGTGGGTCGAGTGGGCCGACACGGTCCACGCCGGCCTCGGGGATGACCCGTGGGATTACTCCGGCCTCGATTTCGCGGCGGAGCACGGCCTCGCGCCGGTCGACTGGGTCGCGTCGTACGGCGGGCCGGAGCCGGCTGAGCCGCACCGGCTGTGGCAGTTCACCGACTCCTACGACATCCCCGGCGTCGGCGCCGCGGACTGCTCCCTGTACCACGGCACCATCAGCCAGCTGGCCGCGCACGGCTGGCACGGGTGA